AATTTGTATTCTTCCCGTGAGGTTCTTGTACGAACGAGAGGAACAAAATCTTCCATGAAGTATACTTGCCCACTTCTTTGGATGTAATCTGATTCTATCGTATTATTGGCTTGTGGACTATTTATTACAATTCTTTGACCTGTAGAATTGACAATTGCGGCGGTTGGGTCAAACGATATATCATTGTTTGCTTGATTGACAAACGGACCCATGTAGTTTGAAATATACACCGTGTTAGCAGAGTCAACTACTTCATGTACTTTACCAGTGAATGTAACTTTATTTGAAGAATCTAATTGCGTAATTATATCTCCTTCAACTGCGTAAGAAATATTATTCGTTGAGATTTCAATTCTATTATCAAATACGTCTGGTGTGTTCGCTGTATTTGCCTGAGCACTTACAAATTCTGGATTTTTAACAATACCAATATTTGAATAACTACTTTCCTTACCAATTTGGTTATTATCTGTTTCAGTAATGTATCCATATAAGAGAATGTGACTACAATATAATTCGTCAATTAAGTTATATGCATGCCCACCAAACGGTGAAAGTATTGGTCTTAGTTCTGCTCTAACATCAACAGAGTTAGGATCTTCTGGCGCAAAATCAAACTCAGGATCTTTGACTGATGCTGTTAAATTAGTGTAACCAGATCCTGGGTTAAGAATAATAATATTTGTAATTTGTCCGTTAACTACTTCTGACTTAGCAACACACCCTGAACCATCTCCTTGCAATTCAATAGTTGGGATAATTGAAAACGTGGCAATGTTTGAAACACCGTCAGCACGTGGTGTACCTTCAACTCTAACTTTACCATATCCGGTATTCGAGTCAAATGTGTATGTATCAATTTTATATATGTTTGAAACACCATCTGGGTTTGTTGTATATATTGTCATGCCTGAATAATAGTTTTGAATTTGGTTAATATTATTAGCACGTACTGTTATAATACCAGAGTTTGACGGTGAAGCAACTAAAAATCCGTCCAAAGAAGGATAGCCAGCGTTATCAACTGGGTTTTCAATAAAGATATCACTAAGCTCTGATCCATAAACAATATTGTTAGCATCGGCATTTGGATCAGGATAAATTTCTAAATCTACAGGTAAGGGGATATAACCAACGGCATTATACGCCTCAAACTCTGCCGCCTCAATCGCATACATAAACTTCCATACGTATTTGTCGGCTGTTCTATATATTTGGTTTGTTGTAAAAGAATTCCAGTTTGGCGGAGCAGAAGATGCGCCATTATTGTTATTATATAAACATTTAAATACTCGATAGTCTCCAGTATCATTATCGTTTGGTCCTACTACGGCATAAAACTTTTCGCCATCTAAGTCAATCCTATCATCGTATTGAACATAAGTAGCGTCTTTCTGCCAAGGATGATATTTAATCATAAACTTGGTATCAGATCCAAGAACCTTTTTACCAAATATAGTATTTTCTAAAAATTCATTTTTACTATATTGTGAATTAGATGCTCTTGCACGTGCGTCTGTCGAAACAGAAGAAATGAATACATAAAAGTCATTGTCCTGAATGTCTTCCATAAACATTCTGGTAGTATCATTTTTTAATTTTGTAGTAAGTACTTCTGCCATGTCACCTAGCCTGCCTCTTTGTAATATTTATAAACATTTTCCTAACCTCTTCTACGTATATTAGGTCGTGGGTAAACTTTCCCAGATGCAGGTCTTGTTTTAAAATTTTGCTTTGGAAGTGTGTTTCCGTCTATTGGTCGTTGATTATACCATCTTAGATATTTATTTGCCGCGCCTTGTAAACTATTTCTATCGTACGCATCGTCTGTACCAGAGTCATACATGGCATTCATAGTTGCGTTATTAAGTAACCAATCCTCTGCCTCTTCCTGAGTTAGGTTAGGCCAAGACTCTGCAAGCAAAGCAACAACACCTGCCACTTGTGGGCCAGACATACTTGTTCCTTGATACTTACCTAATTGATAACTACTATTTCTAGCATCGTTTACACCACCTGAGTGCAAACTACTTTGAATGGCTTCGCCGGCTGCGTAAATATCAACTTGGTTACCGCAATTACTAAACGTTGCTTTAACTTCATTAACATTATTTGATGTAGCTCCAACGTTAATAACCGGATTAAACCCAGCGCCGGAACCTGTACCGCGGTTAAGATAATATGTTTGGTCAAATCCATAATATTGTACTTCGTATGTATTATTCCAATCTTGGTCTGATTCGTTAACAGTTTTCCAACTATCATTACCTGCCGATGCTACAATAATAATTCCGTCATCTATTGCGTCTTGCATATCAGCTTGGCGTGAAGTAAACCAATTTGGAATATCCATTTGTAAAGATGGAGCATAACAACCACGAGCTCTTAATTCAGTTGTAGTTAAATCTCGTCCTGGGCTAAACTCTGTACCCCTATATGTAATACTTGTAATGTTACCAAAATTATCTTCAGCTGAACCAACAGGTATAGAACTACCATAACTATTGTTTGTAATAGTAGGATTGCGTCTACCAGTTGTAGGGTTAATGGCTTTTGTATTATGCCATTCTCTAATGTAATCCCACATCCTTGTACTTGATAAACTATTTGGGTTTGAACCATATGGACTAATGTTATAAACTGTTGCTGAACGTGCCCAACCTTGAGTATTCCCTGCTACAGTTCCACCACAATGGCAGCCATGATTATTATCAGCTTCATCTGCTACGTTTGTATATGAACCTGAACGATTATATGTATATGTACCATTTGATCCAAATCCTAAAGCACTTGTTAACGAAAACCAATTAAATTGATTAATTCTTGAAGCGCCGTTTGCTGCTGGTGTATAATATGAAGGACCGTTATCATTATCCCTAAAAATATCTCTTAAAACAACAAAGTCTGGTTTACTTAACACTGGTTCAAAATATGATTTAAATAGGGCGTACCCTTTCGGATTATTAGTTAACATTCCAGATGGAGTTTTTACTGAGTCAGACCATTCCGGTGACAGTGATCCACCATCCCAAAAAGTACTCATATCCCACATTGACCAGTTCATCAAATACATATATTCTTTATAAGCTACCTCAGCTGCCTCATCCACTGTTGCCCAATCGGATGCATAACCAGACGGATCAAAAAATCCGCCATCAATAGCTTCTTTCATAGCAAGGTGCAATTCTGTTGTTTGCCAATTAACATTATTAGTTGCTAACCAATTCACAGCTGTTTCAGATCCCGGCACCGCACCCATAATACCAAACAAATGTATTGTGTGCATAAGATGTTCTACAAGTTCTTCAATATCTCTATCACCAACCGACGGGCTTGGCCCGCTAATATTAGCATACCAAACCATATCGTTATGTACGTGGTTATCTAAAAAATCTACGTATCCTGCATACTGTGCAGCGCCTGCGTCTGTTAAAAAGTTTGGACTATATTCAGAACCACCACCGTATGCAATTCTTTGAACGGCAGGAAGTCCTGCGTGTATAGTTCCTGTAGCGCCTTGTAATGTTTTAATTAAATTGATTTGATGGTCTACATTAATAAGAGGATATGTTGGATCAATTAACAATGTTACCATTTTGGCAGTTTTTTCTGCCCACATATCAGGTACTGCGGTTTGACCTCCAACTGCGCCTGCAACAACCATCTTTAAACCACGAGCTGTTATTTGTCTATTAAATACTGCTCCATTAGATGAGTCACTTATAAGTGCACCATTTGAATAATCTGTCTCAGTTCCAATTGCTGCAAATTCTGGATGTGCTGGGTCAATATGTCCATCAACGATAACAACATCAACATTTTTACCTGATGCAGTTACGGTTAAATCAGAGTTTATATTTGCAACTCCATTATCTCCCCAGTTACTTCTATTTGCGGCTTCAGAATGTCTAAGTAAACCCCAGTTAAAATCTGTTGCGTCTGTAAACCAATCTTTTGAAAACTTTTGATTAACGACTGACCATCCTTGAGGTTTGGTAGTCAAATCAATTAATTCTACTAAGTCACAGCCCCAGACTCTAGGATCGTTTTTTAATTCTTTCGCTTCTTCATTGGTTAACATATAATGAGTATTGCGACTTATGCTTCTTCTATCAACAACGGGTACTGCTCGACCCGGAATGTACAACGCTCCACCTTCATTTTCCATGTCATCGTAAAAGGAATTTAAATCCTCTTTATTATGAAGTGTAACAATCCATTCTTTTTGCATGTTATGCCTCTAGTTTTAAAACATTAAGTGTTACTGTATGCGCAACTGATGATCCATGTTTACTTCTTACCTTGACTGGTATGTTTGTAGATGGAGTACTTTCTAAATTATAACCAATGGTTGCAGGCCCAATAATAACAGTTTCGGCACCTGCAGTAATTACCTCGGCAATGATACCAGCATCTGTTGCAGGATCTTCTGTTTCGAGTCTAGAATTATCTGCCGCTCTTGCTGAGTTACTTGTATAAAGTGTTACCCACGCAGCATGGCTTGTTTGAATAGTCATTAATGCGTATGTCTTATGACCAACAATATCAATATCGGTTGAGACACCGTTTGCGATCGCGGCCGTTGTACCGGATACGGCAGCTCGTGTTGATAAACCACCACTGCCTCCTCCACCACCAACTTCGGAATAATCTGCTAAACGAACCCAAGCACCTGCATGAGCGTAATATGCTTTACCAGTTCCATGTACGTGAGCAAACATGCCATGATAGCTTCCCGCAGCAGGTAAGTCACCTTCTGACTGATATACGTTACCAAATAAAACTCTATTACCACCCATATCTAAATCTGAGCCAGTAACAACACTTATAACTTCAGTATTTGATAAACCGCCACCGCCGCCTGAACCTGAAGCTTGAGGAACCCATTCATAATCAGTTCCTGACCACGCTAATACTTGATCCGCAGCCGCTGAACCTATATTCAAATGAGAGTCGACATCAGTATTTCCATACCCACTTTGAAACGTTATATTTCCTTCGCCATCAGTTGTAAGAACTTGATTATTTGCACCATCGTTTACAAAGAATAATAAACTGGTTGGCCTGCCAGTTAATGATGTGTATGCACCGTCAAATGCATCGTCGTATAATTCGGTAAAGTTTTCATTAACTTTAACCATAGCATTTCTTAGTGGATCGCCGAGGCCATCGTTTCCAACCAATCCAACGCCAATCGTTTGCTTTGCCATTTATTTGCTCCTAAAAGTCGTGTTTTATCTATTTATTAAACTGTGTCAACCTTCAAGTTAACCGTGTCTACTGTAATCGTTGTTCTATCTGAACTATACCTTGGAATAGTCGGTGATTGATCTGGTCCGACTATTGGATCCCCACCAATTAATGGATCGTTTTTAATTGTTCTACCAAACTTAGCAGTAACACCAACTATTTGTTTCTTTTTATATGAGAATGCTCCAAATATTCTAGTACCTGCTAAGTGTATATTTTGTTTAAGCGTTTCTTCATATTCTTTAAAGTCAACCGTTGATTTAATTTGATATGAATATTCTTGATAGAAGTCAGAGTCGTGTACTCTGTTTTGGCTATCGTAATATGTACCGTCTTGCTTGTAACCGTTTACGTGTGATGTTTCACTTCCCCAGAACCCTGCAGTGATACCTTGAGAGTCTGCGAACAATTGTCCCTTGGCTAATTTTTGTCCTGCTGCGTTAGTAAGGAATACTATTTCTTTGTTTAAATAACCAAAGCCAGAGTTTGTAACTCTTACTTCAGATATTCTACCAGTAGCAAATTGAGTACGTGAAGTCATTTCAGCATTTGCCCCGTAAACATCGGTGGTGTAATCTCTTTCAGTTGCTATGACAGTGTATACCGTTCCTTCGTGGTTAATAGGTGCGGTTCTAAATCCATAATACGCATAAGGTCTAACTTGGATAAATCCTCTGTCTACATTAATGCCTGTAATAATACCGGATACACTTGTCGATGGTTGTGTGATTGTGTCACCTACCGAAAATGCAGCACTGAATGGACTAACGATTAATCGCTGTTCGTATCTATCAAACGCAATCATTACCTCATCTCTAACTAATGTAAATACGTCGTTTACATAATCTTCACCTGGGTTAATATTTTCAAATGCATCAATCGTACCAATTTCAAATGGCGTTAAATCAAATGCATCCTCTAATGGAGTACTAAGTGTTACAGGATCTGCGGTACCTGACATAGGTTGTGTAGCAGGTGCCACATTGTAATTTGCTGCGTTAATTGTTACACCAAGGAAAGGTGCAATAGGGTCTGTAATTAAAGCAATGGTTTCGATGTTAGAAAGTGTTTCAACTTTAACATCTGTGTTAGCTGATGTATCTGGGTACAACGGTCCCGGAGATGTTTCGTTTTTATCTGAAATACTAAAGACTGGTTCTATATCAATGTTTGGAGTTCTATCCAATGTTGAAATAGTTCTTCCTATAGCAAAGCTTTCGCCAACATCCATTTTAACACCGACGGCAGAAGAATTCTGTCCAATCACTGTACCCTGATTACCGCCACTATCAACTAATCTTTCGAGTGGAGTAAAAGATAAATCTTCGTTATTTAAAATTACAACTTGGTTTGAAACTTCAAGTCTAGTGTTGGCTATCGTATAACCAAAGCCGCCGTCAGTTAATGTATAATCAACAATACCTGTAAACTCATCTTCAGTATCAGTAACAAGTGCTACACCGCCTACGCCATAATCGCTTTTAATATAAACTTCGTCACCAATGTTATTACCTGTAGTTCCACCATAGTCAAGGTCTATAGTAATATCAGAAGCTGACCCATTTAATACACCAAAAGATACATCTTTACTATCTATTCGAGCAACGATATCGTCGTATCTTTTAAACGTACCTTTTAAGTTAGACAGATATAAAATTGGTGTAAGAGTATTATTTAAAAGAACAAAGTTAATCTTATCAACTGCAGCCTGCGCCTTTGATACGGATCCAATAACCGTTTTACCTAATAAGTCAGAGTATTCGTAATATTTTTCGCCAGACCTATCGTAAAATAATCCATTGTTTGGAATCATTTGTAAATAATTACCGGTTTGCCATTTAGAATTTGATGGTTTTAAAACATATTTAGACGGATTAAAAATTTCTACATCTTCTTGGTAAAACATTCTAAAGAATAAAACAACACTGGCCGATGAACCTTTGCGTCTATATAAATCTAATATATTTTTGACAACTAATCGTACGCTTGTATCTTCTAATAAAGGTAAATCCGCTAAAAACTTTTTCTGAAAGAATAAGATCATACTCGATAGTGTTGTAGTAATATCGCGATACTCAAATAATCTTCGCGTATTATACACGTGCTGATTAGGTGTTGTTTCTAGAAACTTATAATAGTCAGTGACAAGGGAAACAAGCTCATCATTATTCTCTCTGTAAATCGCAGGAAATTGTTGCGCGATTTTAAAAGATATTTGCTTTTCTACTTCTTTGGTATTGCTAACGGGCATTTGTTTGTGAACCTGTAAGTTTAATTGTTACATCAGAATTTTTAATTCCAAATATTCTTCCTGCTGGGGCTTTAATATCGCTTGATACTGTATTGGCCATTATCTTAATACCTGCGCCGATATAGTTGTCAGCAATAAATCCAACTAAGTTAACTTCGCCAGTTTGGTAATTGACGCTTCCAACAATTGGTTTGATAACTTTGGGATTTGCAATATCATTAGCAATGACTTGAATATTTCCTCGGCCGTCGTCTTGTAGATATACATCAGTACCATTAAGAGTATATACACCGCTTTTAATTGCAGGTTTATAATCATTGAACCCGTCCTCTGTATCAAAAGGATATGGTTTAACGAGTGCAGCTTCAAACTTAAACGATGGGTTAAGAGCAATACCTAATGCTGGCGAATACTCAATGTAAGGCATAATACTAATCGTTGTACCAATGATTGATGTTTCTAACGCGTCAATCGACGTTGTTAATTTAGAAATCCTTGCAAAAGTATTAAAGTCATCTAAGTAAGTATCACTATAGAGTTTAATTGCGTCTCTTATTAATATCTCTAAGTCACCTTCAGATTTACTTGTAAGCTTAGGATTATAAGTTACTTCAGCTGTCGTACAACCATATAAGAATTTAGATGGAACAAATACTGGCTCAATAGCCAATGGGCTTCTATCTTTTAAGTATTCAATATAAGTATTTGATAGCGTTGTAGATAAGCTTGTTTGGTTTTGTCCAAGGTATACTGAAATCGCAACTTTACCAAATTGTGGTGGTTCTAAATCTTCGCCACCATATGCAGCAACTGATTGAATTTCAGGGAAGTTTGATTTTAATAAGATTTCGTAATCAGATGTTGTTACTGCACGTTCTTGGATTTGTAATGATTTAGGAGCAAAGTATCGAATGCTTTCCATTGTTTCACGTTCAGCACCATTACTTGCACTCTGTATTGTTTCAACTACCGCTGAGCCGTATGTAGTTGGGAGTGAAAATGCAAACGCACCATTACCTTCAACGCCTGATGTAATTCTATAACGTACTCTAATATCTTCAAATTCTTCAGGTTGGAAACCAAATACATTATTACCAAAGTAAATAGTATATCTTCCATCAATATATGGCTCAATATAAAATACTTTATCTGTTGGTCCTACACCAAAAATATCATTCTTACGTAGGAATACATTTTCGTTTTCAGTAGCTTCAGCGTCAACGAATACAGAAATAGACTCAGTGTCTGCGTTTTCGTTTGAAAGTGTTACCCTTAAAATGCCATCGTCGTCAACAAAGAAACCTTCACGTTCAAAGCTAGCTAGCATCTGGCCTTCAAAAATTTCAACGTTTTCAGCAACGAATGTTTGAGGTGCGGTTTTCTTGGCAACATATGTTTGGTCTGTAACGAACTCAAAATTTTCGCCATTATAAACAGTTGTGAAAGGCGAGTACTGAGGAATTGTAATCGACTGACCTTCAGCATTCGCATCTGTAATCGTAACCTTAACGATAGCCTTTGCCGATCGTCTAGATCTTGGTAGATAGTTTAATTCTTTTGCATGTGAAACAATAGAGTTTCTTAATACGGCAGAGTCAAGGAACATTTCATTAACTGCCATATTTGTATAGAAGTTATTTTGGTATGTATTGTATGCCAACACGTCAAGCAATACCGACATGTTTGAACCTTCAAAGTTATAATCTTTGAATTGAGTTTGTGATTGTAAGTATTCTTTAAACTGATTTTTAACCGCGTCAAAATCTAGTTCTGAAATATTTAACTTTGCCATTTTATCTAGTCCTCTCTAGAAATACGTCAACAGATATAGGTTGCTGATTATTTGATATGTAAAAATGAACCTGTATCTTTACAACGTTATCATCAATATTTGAAGTTACTAAAACGTCAATGATCTCTGCTCTTGGTTCGTATAAATCGAGCGTTGTACGTACTTGATCTTCTATCATTACTAACACACCGGGTGTTATATTTTCAAAAAGCATTGCCCGCAAATTACCACCAATTGCTGGCTGCATTAGTCTTTCGCCACGATCAGTCAATAACAAATTAATTATTGCTTCTTTTACCGCGTCTTCATCTTTGTTTACAGTAAGATCTAATGACAATGGGCTAACTTCAAGGCTTTTCTTAAAGTCAGAATATATAGAGATCTTCTTTTGTCTCTGTGATAATAAGTTTACGACCATTTGTCTGTGTCCAATGCTTTACAGTTATTTATATGAAAATGTATCATCCTATCGTCTCGAATCTGGCCATGTAGCACAGTATGATCTTAAATCTAAGTGTATAAAACTATTATAATAGCCAACACCATTAAAACCTATTCCATTAGCAATATCTCGTATTGGGCTTTCATTGATTTCAGTTGGTGATAAGCACGTTAAATCCCCTCTAGCCTGTCTAACTACTTCTTTAACTTTGGCGCCATCAATGTGATAACTACTCCAAGAAATGTCAACCGCTAATCCTGAAGTGTGCTGTGAAATTTTTGCAACAGTGCCATCAGATTTTCCACCATTTCTATCTAACATTCTCTGGTATAATACATCTTGAAATTCTTGTGATCTATAACCACTGTGCAAAATAAATGGTGCACTCATATTTGCAAGTTTGTGAAGTTGTATTAGTTTAGCTCGAGTTTTTAGCTGTAAGCCTTCCCAACCACCGCGTGTATTAGCAGATGATCCAACTTTAGTTTTAATAATAGGATGCTTTCCATCTTTAATTTGATCCCACGTTGGTATTTCACTATATTCTTTATCTAATTCAAATGCATTTCCAGCTACCGTAAACAAATCATCAGCTTCTTCAATCGCCTTTTTGCGCGTTTCATCATCAAAACGAATACCGCCAGCCTTTACGACTGCGGCTGTAGTAACTCCAGAATTTGCCTTTAACATATCAATACCATTTAAAAATGTATCAGCAGTTTTATCTAATGGATCTTTAAGACCTTGGACTAACGTTTCAATACCTGCAGCGAAACCACATATGCGAGATATTAAAAACATAATTTCTTCAACTGAAGGATTATCAAACAATCCAACTGCGTAATCAATCATACCTTTAATTTTGTTTTCAATCTTTTTAATATTTTCTTCGCTAAAGAAACCCATAATACCTTCTTGCAAATTTACAAGTTTGGATTCAATAGTATTCTTTATAAAAGTTTCAGCTCTTTTAATAACTTCAGCTGGGTTAAAATTTTCAACAGCGCTTTTAATTTTATTTACAACACCCATAACAGCTTTAGTAACTTTTTCTTTGATTGCATCAATAAGTGCCTTTACTTTAATTGCATCAAATAAAGCTTTTATTGGATCTTTAATATTTCGTATTTTACTAATAAAACTAAGCGCATCTTGAAGAAGTCCATCTATCTGTCCAATAATACCAAAGAATGCGCCAATAGCTCCAAACACGTTTGGCATTGTTCCACAAAATCCACCCATTATAGAAGTAGCAAATCCACCTCTTAAATAATCATCGAGGCTTTGTAAAAACTTAGGTGGATTTTGATTTGCTATAAAGTTAGAAGTAATAGGAGTCATACTACTATCAGCAAGAAAAAGCGCATACTCAACAGGGGTTAAAACAACATTACCACCAGCCGCATCACTTTTAATTTTAAGTATTTCGTATTTAGGTATTTGTTCTTTAGAAAACTCAGATTGTAATACTGCATTAATTGAAGCAAGATTTGTATAAAAGTCAGGGAACTGAGCAACGGCACGAGTTAATGGATCACCTACGACACTGTTAGATATACTATCTTGAAACTCTTTTTCAAAAACTTCTATTTGCGATAACGTAAATTCGCCATTACCATTTGATGTTGAAGTTGCCGAAGATTGTTCTACGCGTAATTCATCTGGAGTTAAGCAATCTACTGTTGTTTCTATACTCATTACCTCGGTCCTCCATTATTGTCATCACCGGCAGTTAAACCTCCACCGCCAACTGATACCGGATCTTCAGGATTAATTGCGGTTGATTTTGTAACAGGCTCTGGCGCTTCAATAGGTGTAGCATCTTTTGAAGGTTCAGCAGGAAACGCGCTTTCTGGAGCAACTGAACTACCATTTGCCATTTCTACATAATCGTCAATATGTACAGTAGTACCACTTACATGTACGAGGCCATCTGAACCCATACTTAATACACCATCACCTTTAATGTTAAGTGATGCAGTTCCGTTAATACGAGCAGCTTCAGAAAATATATCAAGTTCTGATGTAGCTTCCATAAAAGTAAGATCTGATTTTAAATGTAATTCGCTCAATGCTTCCATGTATATTTTGTCAGACTTAATATAAGTACCTTGACCAGATTGGAATTGAATTTCTTTACCAGCTTTTATAATAAGAGAACTAACATTCGCTTCAAGTTTTACATCGGCTGCTCTAATTTGAGCTTGTTCACCAGCAACTAAAGTAGATTGACCACCTACTGAAAGTAAATGATTACCATGAACTAATGTTTGCAAATCACCATCAATTTCTTCAGTCTTGTTACCTTTGACTTTAACATATGAATTACCATTGATAGTTACTGTACTAAAGCCACCGCCCATTCCACCAACTACTTTATGTTCGTTTCTATCTAATACGTCATACTGATCTGACACTGCTTTGTTGACAACAACACCGCGTGAGTCTATTGACATATAAGAACCTTCTTTATGATATATAAGAATTCTTTCATTGTTTGGCGTATCGTCTAGTTCAATAACATGAGCACCTGACTCAAAAACTCTATTAAAAGGATATTCTGATTGAACTGACGGTGACGGCTCAGTCCAATTTCTTTCAGGATCGCCACCCATTTCAACATTTTGAACTCTTGCGCCGTTTTGTGATGAAACAGAAGTCTCGTCCATATATTCAACTCGTGAACGTCGCGAGTTTTGCGGTTGCCCAAAGTCTTCTGGCGCAGATCCACGAGCAAGTAGCTTAGCAGCTTTTGCTGGAATACTTCCCCACCCGTTTGCCTTTGGATTAATTACTTGTGTATATTGTGTTGGAATTAATCCAAGCACCATTGGTTGTTGAGCACCTTCGCCGTCAAGGAACATGCCAAATACAAAACTATTTACTGCAGGCATTCCTAAACCGGGTGTACCATTTGGATCGTAATCGCCTTTAACAACAACGGCCCAAGGCAAGTCTTCTGTGCGAATATCTGTATTTAAACCGTGAATACCAAACGCACGAACTTTAACTCGTCCTTCTTTACGTGGATCTACGTTTTCCTCAATAACACCAACAAAGAATAGTGGGTTTCGTATTCCTTTACCATAATCAAACATTTATATCACCTTTACTCCAACCAAACTTTTGCAGTCTTAAACCGCAATGTAAAGTTCCTTTATCATCTCTATTATGGTTTACAGTTTCAACCAAGTACTTCCCAGACATTGTTGTATTTTTTTCTAATTTGTCAACTCCATCTAAATTTTTAATATCTAAATTAACTATCATTCCGGGTCTAATATCTAAACGACCTTTCATTTTGGCTGATAACAATGTTTTATTTAAATGATGTCTATAAGAAAGTCTGTTAGCAATAATTTGTGGTATAAACCTGTCAGTATGTAAAGCACTTGGTATATCGCCACTTTGTTGATAATCTTTAAACACTAAAAAGTCTTTGGCATTTTCATCTGTAAATGTATCATCTCTAAAACTTGATGTATGTGTATCGTCTGTTAAGTCACGTGGTGACCCTGACATATCAATATATTTGGCATTCTTGTCGTATGACCAAATGTTTGTAACTAACTTTCTTCTGACTAAATCAATTTCAGTTGTTTTATTTTTATATGCGCCAGAAAGCATATCAGCCGCAGTGTTTAAACCTTTATTAATAATAGTTAACTCATCAATTCTATTAATTTGATCTATAGGCTTTCGTGGGTCGTTAGAAGAAGCCGGTGAATAAAACAAATCAATTATTTCTTTTCTTTGTGCGGTTTTAATAAAGTATTCGTCTGTGCAAAAATAAAAGTTGTCTACTGTTTCAAAAAACTTAAACGAACAAGATGGAGTTTCTGGCTGAAAGCTCATGTTTGATAAAAATTGCATAGCCTGCGTTGGAAGATAATTGGGTATAGTACAGTTAGTCATATTCGTTGTTGGCTGCAAAATAAAATTTCTATTTTCTTCTTCGGTAATTGGCATTACATACGCAGCATATTCTAAAGGACGATTAGTAACAGGATCCAAATATTTCTTTCCGCCGAGCGGTCCAAAATACGTATTAAACAATTCGCGAGCAATTTGATCCATAGACTTTTGCTTAAACGCTTTAATAATTCTACGTTTGCTAGCTTTATAAGTTAAATTTGAAACGAAATTAATATTAAATAACAGCTTACTGCTTGATTCATCTACTGATATACTATCAATACTATATGTGTGTGTCTTTAAATTAACTTCTGTATTAAAATCATGACCTACAAATTTTAATTCGAGCGTTTCTTCACCACGAATTGGAAAGCTTTCAAACAAACCAATACTATCAAGTAAAGTTAGCGAACCGTTGTAGCTAGCACTACTCATCGTTTGACTTAAACTAAAGGACACAATTTGTGCCGTGATGTTTTCTGATTTGCTACCATCGTGCGATGTCATTATTGCTTCAACAACATCTGCCGTTCCCGGATTAAATTGTGTATCTGCCATTATTTGCTACGCATTTTCTTTCTAAACGAATCGGTAACTTGTGGTAAATAAGCGTTATCCACCAAAAAGATTTCTTTTTTATTATTGTTATCGGCTAATTCCTGATCGTAAACTCTCCAAGGTTTCCATTCATCTGGAATAATACGTTTAATAATAATCTTACGTCCTTGTTCTGTACGTAAAATAATCCGGTCTTCCTTACGTAAATAAATCGTTCGGAATGACTCGGGAGCAAGTTTAACAATATCAACTGCCATTTAGTTATACCTCTTTATAATAGTATAGGATGTTTTCAGGGTTATCATCCTTCGTCCAATCAACAATATCTTCACCAACTAATCCTGAGGCTTCGCCATACTTTGCAATTAAATAATTATTAAAGTCTTGTTCTGATTTAGGCCAATCGTGGTATGGGTCCAGCATAGAATTTGCGAAATATACAACCCACGTGTAATCAACACTGCCATAATAAAATTCAGCAATGTCTTCTGGTCTCTCACCTTCTTTAACAGTATATGGTAAATACATTAAAGGATTGTTAGAGACTTCTTTTGTAAAGTTAGTACGTCTAGTAATATCTCGTACTAATTTGCCTTCGTATTCTATTAAAGGAAAGTTTTCAAAATATTTTGCCATTATCCTGCACTCGCACTAATTATGTTTTGTCTTCTTTGTTCTTCATCTGAAAGCGCAATATCCTGGCCACCTGATGTACCATAATCATGCGATGTTTCAATTTCTAATTCAGTCATATTGAGACTAAGAGTAACACCAGCAGGTTTACCACCTTTCATAATCGAAACTCCACCGCCTGCACCATAGTCTACACTAAACTCTGTTATCATAGAACTTTTATATTTAATAAAGTGATCGCTATTAACACCGAGTAAATATACATCAACAACGGAAGGATATTGTAAAAATGCTTTTGGTATCCCAGATAAGTTTGTTACTTCAGGTAATGATTTTCTCTTAATCATATTAACGATATTTTTAATTCTTTCAGAGTCAGCTGCACTGTTTGGAAACAAATCCCAAGAAAATTGGTGAGTTCTTAGATTAACGCCTTCGAATGAAAGAGTTTCACGAGGGTTAATTGTTTGGCCAGTTACTAAATCAATAGCTCTGCCAACACCGTTACCTGATAGGAGAGGACTGTTTCTTAATAAATATTGCGATGCAGATGCAACATCTTTAACGTCTGTTCCAAGTACTTCTTTTGCCATACCTCTGGCAGCTTTCATTAAATCTCCGCCACCAATCCCACTAAGCCCAGCACCCATTGATTGTAACATTTGCGGAATTTGCTCAGCGGTCATTGAACCTTTACCATCAATAAAGTCATTAACTTTACTAGCAATACTTTCAACAAACGGATCTCTCTCGTTGCCATTTATTCTTAGGCCTGTATTATCCAATAATGCTTTTGGGAATGGCAATTCAATAGTATCGACCCCTCTTAATCGAGCTCCTGATGCACGGTTATTGAACGCTTGTTGGAACGGAGTTCTTCTTAAACCATTGTTATTTCCAACTTTAATATCCTCATACGTAAAGTCTTTAAAACTTAATAAACAACTATGTGCGTGCGGTTGTTCGGGAAAACATTGATAACCTTGCGAAAATCTCTGTTCTTTTCTATTTCGGTATGTCTCAACGCGTCTCAGCAAATTTACCATAGATTTTTCCTGTCGTTTGATTATAAATAGTTTATTGTTCTATTTATACTAAATTATGAGGCACGAATTGGCATATAGCGGAAGGTTTCGACCAAAGAACCCAACTAAATACAAGGGTGACCCTACAAAGATTATTTATCGTTCCATGTGGGAATTTAAGTTTTTTCGTTATGTAGATGAACATCCTGATGTTGTATGGTGGCAAAGTGAAGAGGTAGTAATACCATATATGTCTCCTATTGACGGAAGAAGGCACAGGTATTTTCCTGATGTTATTGTTCATAGGAAAATAGCGAGTGGCGAACAGAAAACTTTGATGATTGAAATTAAACCGGCTGCACAGACAAAGCCACCTGATAGAAGTAAAATGAAAACGAGTAAAGGTCGGGTATCCCGCAGATATCTAAACGAGGTAAAGACATATGGCGTCAACGAAGCGAAATGGAAAGCAGCTAGAAAATTCTGCGCTGACCGTGGTTGGGCATTTGAAATTTACACAGAACACGAACTGGGATTAAAGTAATGGTAGCAAAAGTATTCGATGATATTTTATTAAAAGGTGTTCGCAGCGGTCAGATACCAGCTCGGACAGACGCTGCCAGAGAATGGTATCGCCAGCAAGCCAAAGATACTACAAAGGCGAAGTCTCGTCCAGAAAAAATGATTAAAGAAATGGGTAAAGAACGCGCAAAAAGCAGATTTGAATTAGGCAATATGTATATGTTTAATTATTTAGCTAAGCATGCAGATACTTTACCATATTATGATAGATTTCCGCTCATATTTCCAATAAATAGAGCTAAAGGTGGCTTCATGGGAATTAATATGCATTACTTACCTCCTGTCTTAAGAGCTAAGTTAATGGATGCGCTTTATGATACTGCTAACAATAAATACTATGACGAAACAACTAAATTAAAATTAAGCTATCAGACTTTGGCAAGTGCGACTAAATTTAAAGAATTTAAACCATGTATAAAACATTACTTAACTGGTCAGCTAAGATCGCGATTAATATATATCTCACCTTCAGAATGGGATGTAGCGTTATTTTTACCAACGGCACGCTTTGTAGGTGCCACACAAGCACAGGTCTTTAAAGACTCAAGAAAGATAATCAGAGGATAACATGGCGTTTAGTATAAAAGATTTTAAATCGCAAATGGATCGCTTCGGCGGACCACAACGGCAGTCGTTATTTGAAGTTACTATTAATAACTTTCCAGTTAATGTTTCTGCCATGGACACAAGGGATTTAACATTCTTTTGTAAAAACGTAGCAATCCCTGGGTTAAGTATGGCATTAACTTCATACGAAGCTGTTGGACAACAACGTAGAATGTATCCAACAATGATGAACCCAGAACCAGTACAAGCTATCTTTATGTTAGACTCAGACCATCAAGTATTAACATTTTTCCATTCATGGATGCAGCGAATAGTAAATTATTCTACTTCAGGTGGAAACTTTTCTGAGGTTGGTGGTGCGTTACCATTTGAAATTGGATATAAAAACGAATACGGATGCCGCTTAACAATTAAAGCATATTCAAATGATTTTTTAGAAACAGGCAAGTATTACGAAACAATATTAGATGGTGCATTCCCTGGGTTACTAGGAGATGTTGATTTGGCGTGGGAATCAAATGATAGTTACGGTACTTTACCAATAAGTTTCCAATATGATAGAATTGAATTTTCAGGCGAGCGCCAAGGAATAACAACAGGAAGATTTAATAGAGGCAACGGCTTACTTGGTCTTATCGAGTCAGTTGGTGACTTTGGTCAGTTAATTGGACAAAACATTGTGCCAAGATCAATACAAGATAGTGTAGACAAATTTACACGAATTACAAATAACTTTGACAATATATCAAACCGCGTTGGCGGTATTTTTAGATAATAGGAGAATTAGATTATGGGACTACCAAAAATTGATTTACCAATTTATGAGCTTGAATTGCCATCAACCGGTGAGACTATTAAGTACAGACCATTTACTGTAAAAGAAGAAAAGATTTTATTAGTTGCACAAGAAGCCGATGATCCAATGCAAGAATTGTTGGCAGCTAAACAAGTTGTTAATAACTGTGTCGTTGACATAGATATTTCTAAGCTTGCGATGTTTGATTTAGAATTTATTATTTTGAATTTAAGATCTAAATCAGTCAACAACGAAACTAAATTTGGTTTAAAAGATCCTGACACGTTAGAAACGGTTGAGCTTGTTATGGATTTAAACACAGTAAGTTTAGAAACATCAGAAGAACATTCAAATAAGGTTAAGATTAACGAAGAATTTAGTTTATTTTTAAAGTACCCTACTATTGATGAATACATTAAGATTAGGGACAGAGATCCAGAGGATCCTTTATTGAATTACTTTATTTTAACATCGTGTTTAGATAAAGTGGCATCTGAAGATGAAGTTCATGAATTTAGAAACTACAGTACAAAAGAAATTGACGATTTCATGGAAAATATTTCTTCTGATATTGTTAAAGGAATACAAAGCTTTTTTGAAACAATGCCGAAGCTAAGGCATACTTTAAATTATACAAACAAAGACGGCGTAGACAAAACATTTGCAGTGGAGGGTATGAACTCTTTTTTTATCTAATGCTGAGTCATACGACTTTAGCGGATTATTATCAAACGATATTCACTTTGGCTCAGCACCATAAATATTCCATAGATGAAATTGAAGGTATGGTACCATATGAAAGAGATTTATATTTTGGCATGTTAGTTGATTATGTACAGAAACAAAACGAAAATAGGCAGTAATTAAAAATGGCAATTTCAGAAGATACCAAAGCAATCATTTCGCAGCTAGAAATGCAAGGCGAACTTATACGAAATACCGGTGCTAACTCTTTAAGAGAAGTCAATGTTAAACTTGATAAGTTTAGCGACGCATTTGTATCTATTGCAGCAAACATTTCAAGCAATAACCAAATGCTACAAAATTCTCAAAAGATGATGAGGGAACAAGCTGAATATGATCGCCAACAACGAGACTTCGATGATTTAAAAAGAGATAAAGAAGTTAAGGTAAAAGAAAAAAGCGATTTAGGAGTTAAAGAAGGCCTTAAAGATATTAAAGATAGTTTATCTGGTTTTAGTATGACAGGTTTACTTGGTGGTATCGGTAAAGCTATTGGTATTGGTTTAGGTGCGGCTGTTGCAGGTAATATATTAAAAGGATTTGTCGACGAAAAATATGACGGAGCCTTTACTAATTTTCAAAACAATCTTGCCAACTTAGACTTTGGATTAATTAACCAGTCTATAAAAGATATGCAATTAGCAACAGAAAAATTAGTTACACAAATGGAACAAATAAACGAAACAGTAAAAAAAATTACTGATAGCATTTTATTTAAACTTGCAACAACTGTTGGCATTCTTACCACTATTCAACAAACCTTTAAGCGCATTATTGGTCCGTACTTTGCAGATGTTTTTGATGCAAGGAGAGTAAAAAGAAGACAACAAATGGATATGTTTAGAAATGCTGATAAATTATCCATGGAAAACCTAGA